AAGCGATTTTATCAACAATGATAAATATGACGACACAACCAAGTTTCGTTTATCTTATGATTTATTGAATAAGTCGAGACGGTATAAACTTATACAGGATTGTCTGAAGAGATATCTACTTACTCATATCGTTTCTTCGATGATATACATCGAACCAAGTAATTGGGAAACGGCAATTTTTCTACCGACACAAAAGATGGTATATAGAAAGTAATGGCATTTAATGTAAATCGATTTATCGCGCACTTCGACGCTCAAGACGGATTTGCAAAGTCCTCAAAGTTCGATGTTCTAATCAATGTACCATCCGTTTTAATGGGTATGGCGACATCCGAACAATTATCGCTGCAGTGTGAAACAGCAGAACTTCCTGGATATACTCTGAATACGATTGAAAATAAGATTTTTGGTGCGCCGACTCCATTGGCTGGCACTCCCTCATTCGGTGATGTTACTCTCACATTTATTTGCGCTGGCAATTTATGGGAAAAGAAATTCTTCGATGCGTGGTTAAATTACATCATTCCAAAACAAACTTATCTTGTGAACTACAAGATAAACTATGTTACAGATATTGTGATTCGTCAATATAGTGAATTTATGCCACTCGATAAATTTGAACTTACGCGAGACGAGGCATTGCGACAAGATAAAATTCAGCTGGGCGAATCGCGACCAACTATTGCAACAGTCGCAACTATGACACCATTAGATCCAGAACGATTTAATAACCCACATGTGAGTTATGCTTGTACACTCATCAATGCATTTCCTGTGACAGTAAACGCAATGAATCTGAACTGGGGCACAGACGAGATTCATCGATTGACAGTTGCATTTAAATTTGATCGTTGGTTACCACTTAAAACAGATGCAAGAATTCCAGATGTGTCACCTGTGCAATCAGCGCCAAATGCTGGTGATAATGAAACTGGATCTATTGGTTCGGTTGTGAATACACCAGCTGGTGCTATTCGCACTCAACCAACAAGACCTACGGAGTTTATGGCGCGCACTGGTGGCTATCGAGGATCAGCTTAACATGGAGTAAATTATGGCATTACCGAAAATTAGTTATCCTACATTTGATGTGCATTTGACATCGTTGAATAAAAAGGTAAAGTTTCGACCGTTTCTAGTGAAAGAAGAAAAGTTATTGTTAATGGCAAAGGAAGCAGAAGATCTGTCTTCATTGCTTGATACAGTGAAGCAAATTATCAATAACTGCTGCCTCGATGAGAAGGTAGATATTGAGAATTTACCGCTGTTCGATTTGGAGATGATCTTTATTCATCTTCGACTTCGTTCAGTAGGAGAAACATTAGAACTTACATACAAATGCGAGAATGTTGTTGAAGAAGAGCGATGTGGCAACAGTATGGCATTTGAGGTAGATTTAAACAAAGTAGAAGTTATAGTACCAATAGATCATACAAATAAAATTATGATCTCTGAAGAGATTGGAATGATGCTCAAATATCCTTCAATCAGTATTTCATCTTCGATTGCATCTAGAGTTGACACTTTAGAAAACATTTTAGATCTAATTTATGAACATTTAGATTATGTGTTTGATGACAGTTCAAAGTATGAAGCTGGGTCTGTAACAAAAGAAGAGTTTTATGACTTTTTGGGTTCTTTAAGTCTTGATCAACTTGAAGGATTTAAAGCATTCTTTTCAACTCTACCTTATGTGCAGACATCAAAAGAAGTTACATGCAGCAAGTGCTCCTTTAACCATACAATCGTTGTAAAAGGAATCGACGATTTTTTCGGTTAATGTTTGGTTATGACAATTTAGCGAATTATTTTAATTGTAACTTTGGTTTGATTCAGCACCATAAGTATGCATTGAGCGACATTGAGAATATGTTGCCGTGGGAGCGTCAGACCTATGTAAACATGCTTATGAACTGGTTGAAGGAAGAAAAGGAAAGAATTAAGTTGCAACAACAGCAACAGAAATCTGAGATTGCAAAAGTTACAAGAACTAGAAGAAAACGATGAAGATAAAAACTACAGGTGCTAAAAGTTTAACTGGTCTTAAAGAGAAGAACCGTAAGCGTCGAAGCACTCGAGTGAAAGGTTCAGAAGAGGAAGTTCAAAACTTACTCGAGATGCAGCGTGAGGCTGTCCAGCAGAAAATGGGCGAAGCAGGTGGTGGTGTCATAAAGAAAACCATCGGTGGAGTTAAGGGTCTCCAAGAAGCCTACAATCTTCAAGAAGAATATAAAGTTGCCAAGTCTGGCGTTCAGTCCCGTTATGGTAAATTTGCAAAGGCATTTGGCTTTGCTGATGAGAAGCAAGCAGCGATGATTGATAAACTTTTCGGCAAGAAAGTTCCAGAAGAAGAACTTAAAAAGATGCGCGAAAAGTATAAGATTAAAGATGAAAAAGAAGAGAATGGCGAAGAAAAGAAAGAGAAGGCTACAAAAGGATTAAAGAAACAATCTGAAAAATCTAAACTTCGCGATGATCAGATAACGAAGATCTATGAGTTGTCTGAAAAAATTCATGAGATGGTTGGCGGCATTAAATCGTCAGTTGATGGTATTGCAAACAAACTTCGCGCCAGCCCAGCAAAGGCAGCACCAAAGTCTAAAAAAGAAATGCGTAAACTTGAGAAGAAGGCAGGTCTCAAGTATTCAAAAGAAGCCAGTCGATATCGAGATGAGAAAACTGGTAAGTTTGTAGGCGCAGAAACTGCGCGTCAAAAAATGAATATCGCCCCAACTGCCACTGCAAGCAAGGCTACGGCTGTGGCAACTGCTCCTGCTGCAGGAGCGGCTGGCGCAGCAATGGCACCAACGGCAACAGCATCTCCGTCTGTTGATGCAGATCTAAAGAGCCAAACATTAAACGAAACTGAACCAGTAGAAAAGAAAGACGATAGTGGTAAAAAATTAGATAAACTTTCGAAAGATGTTAAAAAGGCTAATGAAGGAATTGAAGAAATTCTTGATATTTTCTCACTTAAGAGTTTCTATAAACTTATTGGTGGTGCAATTGGATTTGCAGTTCCTTTGTTAAAGAAAGCGATTGAGTTCATTTGGGACATTGGCAGTAAGGGCGTTAAATGGATAGCCGATCTTGCAATGAGTGTTTGGGAGAAGATTCGCGATTTCTTGACTGATGTTAAATTAGATATTCCTGAAATAATGGGTCCTGTTGAGATTGATCTTCCAGGATTTGACCCATTCACACTTGGACCAATTGGTGGATTTACTTTTGAACCATTTAAGTTTTTGAAGAAGCCAGTTGAAGGTCCAGATAAAGTAACACCAGTATCAAAGGGAGAAGCCGAGAAGCGCAGAGAAGTAGCACCAGCACCAAGAGGTGGTGGCGGTGCGCCAGCACCAGCTCCAAGTGGTGGAGGTGGTGGCGGAGGCGGTGGTGGAGGCGGTGGTCAGTACGATCAATATCAAAATAAGGTCGTGCCAAGTGGTGGTGGCAGCGGTGAAGCTGCGACAGGTGGGGGAGGTGGTGCACCAGCATCTAGTGGTGGCGCTCCAACGGCTACTCCTTCTGGATCAAATATGCCAGGTGGTGCACCTCCAGCCGCAGGTGGAAATGGCGCACCAGGTGGTAGTGTGATTGGTGTTGTTAAGGGTGCTATGGCTGAATATGGAATTAAGAATCCATATACTCAAGCAGCGCTGCTCGCAAACATTGAAAAAGAATCTGGATTCAAACCAAAATCTGAAAATCTAAACTATACATCTATTGAAAGAATCAGAACAGTATTCACTCGACTTAAAAAGTATTCTGACGAAGAATTACAAGCAAAGGCAGTAAAAAACCCAGAGGGAATGGCTGAACTTGTTTATGGAATGAATGATAGAATTGGTCAAAGCATGGGAAACAATGAGCCTGGAGATGGATGGAAGTATCGCGGTCGTGGATTCATTCAAATTACTGGCAAGAACAATTACGCCAGATATGGAAAAATGATTGGTGTAGATCTGATCGGCAATCCTGATCAAGCAAACGATCCATCAATTGCTGCTAAACTTGCTGCAGCATTCGTTATGACTGGTTTAAAAGGCAAACAAGATTTTCCAGATCAAAAATCAGCCAATCGTGCAGTCACTCAAACAATTGGTGGTGGTGGATTAGGTCTTGATAAAGGTTATGGTGCTGAGATTCTCGCCAAAGTTGACAAGTATTCAACAAAATATACACCTGCAGGTGGCACAGGTCAGCCATCACAAGGCGGTCCAATGTATGCTGCAGCAGGTGGTGTTGCTTCTGGTCCGCAATCTGGATATCCCGCAACTCTACACGGCACTGAAGCCATTGTTCCACTTGATGGTCAATCATATCAATCTAAACAAGCAGTGACTGCAGTGAGTAAGGCAGTTTCTGGTGATCAACTATCACAACAAAGTGCAGATAATTCGATGGCATCAACTGGTCCAAGTGTTGTGCCAGTACCAGTTCCAGGCGGTGGTGGTGGTGGCGACAAACAAGCAGCACCACCACAAAAATCAGATAACTCTGTAAAGGCTGATGTTCGTTTTGCTGACGATACATTTAATCGCGCAATATCAAAAGATTTCGCTCACCCAACAGCATTTACTTCAGTTGGGTTTGCCTGAAAAAAAGGGGGACTGTTTCCAGTCCCCCCAAACTTCAACTTAAACGCACTCCGTGCTTATTGAAGAAGTTTATTACTCAGCAGCAAGTTTCTCGAAGAATGCCATATCGTCATCATCGACGGTGACATTTTCTGCAGTAACTTTCTTGGCAGGAGCAGAGCGAATGACAGGAGCCGATGCTTCCTCATCATCAACACGCTTTGCGGTTGCGCCAGCAGCACCACCAGCACCAAGAACCTTATCCAACTTCGCCTTGAGTTCATCATAGGACTTGAAGTTATCAGGCTTCAAGAAATCCTTGAGTGAATGTGCCGACTTCCAGACCTTTTCGATCTGCGCGTCGTCGCCATTGAACAATGCAGCAGGAGATTCAAACTCCGACTTGTCATAGTTGCGATAGCCTTCGACATTACGAATCTTGATCTTGAAGTTTGCACCCTTCCAGAAGTCAAACGGATTCATTGGAGTCTCATCAGCAAACTGCGGCTCGAGTTGCTCCTTGATCTTGTCGAAAATCTTCTTTCCGAACTTGAACAAGAACACCTTACCTTCATTTTGCGGACGCTTTGCGTCAGAGATCACAAGAATGTTTGCAATGTAGGTCAACTTGCGCTTCTGCTTACGAGCAATTTCCTTATTTGCTTCGATACCTGAGTTCCACAGAACAGTGTTGTGCTCAGAAACAGGGTCAGTTTTGCCAAGAGTTGTGAGAGAATTCTCAATGTACCAACCACCTGGACCTTGGAATCCGTGCGACCAGATTTGAACCCAAGGAAGACCATCTTCACCGTCGACTGCTGGAGTATCGAGGAATCGGACAACTGCGTATCCGTTGCCAGCGGCATCGACCTCTGGTTGCCAAAAACGATCATCAACATTTTTGCCGCCAGTGTTACCTGCTGAAGATGCTTCAACTGCCTTCTTCAATTTGTCAAGGGACGAACCCTTCTTAAGACTTGATAGACTCATTTATATTCTCCGTATAGCGTTGTATTAATGTATATCGACTTGTCCACTTTTTCATCATCACAATACCATTATATAGTATTTCAGTCAGCAAGTAAAGTTTCTTTTGTCAAGATCTTGTACTTGTCGACATTCACATTCAAGAAAGAACCATATTTGCGAATCTTTCTTGACACTTTGGGATAGATGATATCATCTGAAATCTTCTTGTCCCAAATTCGAATAAAGTCGAAGATGTTGTTGAGAATAACCATCGTCTCAATCGTCACTTCGTTTTGCATGAACAACACTAACAATTTTGGAAATTGCCCATCATCGACTTTAAATAATTCATTAAATGTTTCTTTTGTAGCAATCTTTTGCAGATCTTCTGCATAGATCTTGCTCATCGAATCCGTGGTTCGTTTCCATTCTCGATAAGTTTGCTCAGCCTCCTCTTCAAGAAGACTTTTGGTCCAATTATCGTCACTGTGTACAAAATTAGCAACCAGAAATGGAACCATCTCATCGTCCCGATACTTGCGCGCGAGACGATGGAATAGAAATTTGTCACGACGCTTTTGAAATGCATCTATTGATACTCTTGTTTTACCATCATAGTGAAAGAAGTTATATTGCTCAGAACTAAAATGCAGTTTGATGGCTTGATAGGTGCAATATAGATCGTATCCGTTCATAACGGAAGTCTACTACCTCGTGGCAAAAACCTTAACTCCATTGCTTCGCCTTCAATGATGCTCTTGAGAGATTCATTGATAAGTGTTGCAGCGATTTCAATCTCAAGATTGTTTCTTTCACAATATGTTGCGACTGCATCCATATGATCAATCTTTTCTTTCAAAGCCATCTCCATAATCATTATAGAGAAGTTATTCTTTTCTTCGCGACTTGCCATATTAGATCTCATATGCACTCAAGGAATTATTCAGTTGCTGAGTGACGCGAACAAATGTTGCACGCTTACTCAATTCCTTCAACTCACTTGCTCCAACATAAGTACATGCCGAACGCAGACCACCAAGAATATCCTGCAGTGTTCTACTCACCTCACCACGATATGGAATCTCAACTGTCTTGCCTTCACTGGCTCGATAGTTAGCCACACCACCATTATGTAAGTCCATGGCTGTTTCTGAACTCATACCATAGAATTGATTTCCGCCAATAGCAGAAGCACCGCCTTCTTTATGACCAGCCAGCATTCCACCAAGCATCACAAAATCGGCTCCCGCAGCAAATGCTTTCACAATGTCTCCAGGAACGGAACACCCTCCGTCCGCTATAATATGACCCTGAAGACCATGTGCTGCATCAGCACATTCAATAATTGCACTCAACTGCGGGTAGCCGATGCCTGTCATCTTCCGTGTTGTACAGACAGATCCAGGACCAATACCAACTTTCACGATGTCAACACCTGCGAGAATCAATTCCTCAGTCATCTCTGGTGTGACAACATTACCTGCCATCAATATCACATCTGGATACCACTCA